GCACGGAAATCATCACCTTGTCCTACTGAAGATAGAATAGCACCTTTTACATATGCTTCATCCTTAGTAAGGATATCTTCAGGAGAAATAATCTTATCTAGTTTATTATTAATAAACATAGTAAACATGCTAGAGAAATCTGCACCTACAGAACCCTCACCAATCATTTGGATAAGTGGTAACTGTTCTTCAAACTTAGGAATAGAACTAATAGCATTGAAGAATGTAGTGATAGATCTTGGATTCACACGTTGAGTTACAAGCTCTGGGTGCATCAACATGAAGTTAATACATCTACCATCAATACCTGCACTCTCAGCCCACTTAGCCCATACGTTAGCATCATACTTCATTTCAACAGAAATAAATCTAGTTTTCTGAGCTACGTCAAGACTAGTAACATTATAGTCACCATTGTCTGGATTTGAAGTCAAGATAACATGCCAGTTCTTAGGAAGCTTCCATGATACATATTCTTGACGGTCAAGAATCTCCATAGTAGCTTGCATAAATCTGTGGTCAGCACGAGTATAGTCATCCAAGATTAGGAAACCACCCTCACCTTTGCCTTGAATCCATTCTGGAGCAGCATGAGACATTCTCTTATCAGCTACAGTATAGCCTGCTTTAAGAGCACCATTTACTTGAGCTTCAGTAATCCATCTTTGTTTACCCTCTTGGTTCTTTACAAGAAATTCTTTAACAGGAAAACCAACAAGGTCACCTAACTCCTCAATCTGAGATAGATTAAGTTTTACAACATCCATTCCTAACTCTTTACCCAATTGTAAAATAGTTGAAGTCTTACCAAGACCAGCATCACCCTCAATATTGACAGCTACAGGAACTTTACCCTGAGCTTGGATGTGCTGATTATTTGTTACCATGTGCTTGATAAAACCCTTTAACTCTTCTGCATTCAATTGTACTGTGTTCATAATGTTTGTTTTTATAATTCTAATTTAATTACTTGACCTGGTAGGTCTTCATTCATGCCTGATCTTTCTGACAAGACCCAAAGTACTTTACCTCTTGGTCTTACAGATGTATAACATTCACCATCAGTGAAATATACCAAGCTTGTATATTTCTTTAGGTTTGCATTGTAATAATCTAGGACGGGATCAAATTCAGTCCCACCTCTTCCTAATACACTAATCTCATTCTTGCCTTTATAAGGCTCAATAGATTTAATAGAAGTATCACACTGTACTACAGTAATATCTACTCCTACTTTATAGATATGATGTATCTCATTCATAAACTCAGCAAGTTCTGTATCACTTACTGAACCTGAAGTATCAATAGCAAGCAGCATGTGCTGACGCATTTTAATCTTTAGGCCTGGATTATCTTCATATCTACGGTTCTCTTTTCTTCTGATCTTCTTAGTAAATACTTTAGTACTTACTCCAGTAAATCTTCTGAGATAACCCTTCCAATCAAACTTAGGTGCAGTAAACTCTTCAACTACAATTAGACCCTCAATCTCACCTGGTACAGTGCCACGTTTCTTTACAGTCTGTTCTTTTGCATCTTGTAGAATCTTCTGAACCTGCTTTTCAATTAGCTTTTTCTCAGCATCAGTCATGTCATCAAACTCTTCCCATGTGCTATGATCTGGAATATCTCCACTAGCTACATTATCAAGAAGTTTGTCCATGGCATCATTGCCTGTGGTACCATTCTTATCCTTCTCATCTTGAAGGCGGAGAAGCTGGTCATAGTAATATCTACAACCAGCCTTTTTATCTAGTTTAAGATCTTCATAATCTTCAATTCTGATACCTCCTTCTGGCAGCCAAGAGTCTTCAATATACTGATTAATTTCCATATCCATGGCAACATTTGCAAGTTTTTTGTTACTAAAAGAACTAAAACTTGTAAGGTGACCAAATGCAATATGGAGTAATTCATGCTTCAGTAAGCCCATTTTATGATCATCACTTAGACCAGTCCAGAATTCCTCATTGATGGCTAATTGATAATTAATATTCTGTTTGCTTACTCCTGCAGTTGGGAGATCTTTTCTCCAAACTTTATTCAACATAATGAGAAAGAACCCGTAATAGGGCTCTTTCAACATTAAGTCTTTACTTATTTTACTAAGGCTCTGTGCTTTGTCCATCATCTCTTATTTTTACATTGATGTCTACTTTGTCCATTGGATACCCTATGCTTCCTAACATACTGGTTAAGTCCCGGATGAAAAACTCCAGGAATGTTTCTATTACATGTTTAGCAGCTTTATTGTTAGTAATAATACCAAGTACACGTGCAGATGATAATGCTATAGCTTCATCACCAATTACATCAGCAATTCTCTGTGCAGTTTTTGGAACTTCTTTCTTCCATTGTGCAAATGGTTGTCCAGAAAATTTATACAATAATACTAACTCATTATTATCAAGTGAACTGTTCTCAATTGCATGAAATGCAACTACATGATTCTCAGAATCACTTGACTGAAACATGTTAATCAGATTTTTTAATTCATCTCTTGTCATTAGTCTTCAATTTTTAAGGTCTTAATAGCCCAGTCTTTAATTTCACCGGATGCAATCATATCTATCCATTCTTTTGCAGTAGGAATATATCCATTGCAATCTTCCTTAACATGTTGTTCTGCAACATATCTTGTATACACTCTTTTGTCATCAGAATTTATAATATAAAAACCATGACGTTTCTCACATTCAAATATACCTTCACTATGGTGACGGAACATTCTATGCTTACTATGACCTACCCATGCTTTGGTTTCATCAAACCAATTATGAATATGCATATAGTCTTCTGGTATACCACCAAACTTTCTAGCTGATGATACAGCATGTTGATATGGATGTGCCATTACTTATTTTTTATAATATCAATTACTTTTTGCCAGTATAATCTATTAGGCATATTAATACCATCTTTAAATGGTGCAAGAGCATGTATTTGTTCAGCAACCTTTATCGCTTCTTTTTTACCTTGCTCATCACCATATTTAGATGTATACTTACTGTATAATAATTCAGCTTTTTCTTTTTCAGAAATCATTACAATGTCTTTTGGATTAAAGAACCTTCATGAAAATAACTTTCAATCTGGGTAATTCTAATATCATTATAGATTTTGTATTTACCTGAAGGAATTAAAATACATACTGAACCATAACCACCCTCATTGTTCCACCAATCCTCAATATCATTAAGTAATTGTTCTTCAACAAAATTTGCTATATCAGAACTAAGACCAGAATCTAATTCTTGAAGATGTGATACATCTTGTCCCCATACTTCTATATCATTTATGTCATCAAAGGCGGCTTCTTCATCTTGATCCATTTTTTCTGTAGTATAAACTACATTTTCAATTGCACCAGAATCACCAGAGCCTTCATATTGTACCTTAATACCAGTAACTCCCAAGTCAGCTAATTTGACAAGGGTACCCATCATATTTATTTCATTCATACTATTTGATTTTGTAAAACCTGCCAAGAATATTGGCATTTAGATATTCTTCTTTTTCAAGCACTTCCCTTACAAATTGAAATTTAGTCTCATGATATGTTAACTCTGTCTTTGAGAAACATATTCTAACCATAAATCTCTTTATAGGTACTCCTGCTTTATGTGCATCCTGTAGCACTTGATTACTGCTGTAATAGTTTTGATAGTTAGTTTTACTAACAAAAGTGTATTTTGATGCCCTTTTGTCTGTCATTGCAGCAATAGCTTTCTTTCCCAGTTTCTTTTTAACTGTAGAATAAAAGTTCTTTTTGCCAATATAACGGACTGCTTTACCATTAATGATTGCTTCCATTTCATAAATGAAACCTACAGCACCATCTGGAATTTTGCTGTCATTAAATACTTCACCTTTGTATAACCAACTCATACTGTTTGTTTTAATAAAGATAATAATTTATCTCTCACAGCTTCAATACCATGATCTCTGACAGAGTCTGATAAATCCTTAGACATGTCAAGTATTACATGTGGAATATTATACTTATCTTGATATCTCTGAGCAGCCTTTATACCAGGCTCATCATTATCAAACAGTACAATAATCTTAGAATACTTTTCTCTAAGTTTATTTATAATAGATTCTCCAATCATTGTATTCTCACTGTCGGGAGCAATACATTCTATATTACCAATACCAAGCTTCTTAAAAGACATAAGATCTTTAAGTGAAGAAACAATTAGTAGGTACTTGGAATCATATTGCAGTTGATCCATACCCTGTGTATAGTTCTGGATCTTAATGAACTTCTTCTCTGGGACTTTAGGCATGTAAATCTTATATAACTCACCATCTTGTCTAAAATAACCATAGACATAGGGTCTTGCAAACTTATAAGATGTTATACTACCATCAACTTCAGTCTTTTCCATAGTAAAGAACTCCAATGGAACAACATTATATCTCTCCAGTATGGCTGAAGAAATCCTAAAACTCATCCAAAACTTAGAGTCTTGGGAATTCCAGTGTCTCATTTGGAAATCTGTTACCTTGAACTTATCATGAAATTGTATAGGTCCTCTTTCTGCAGGTGCATTATACTTTAGATACTCTTGATAATCATGTAGTATTCTATTAACTGCTTTGAATCTTGTATCATAGTTAAATAAACATTTGACAAGTTCAATTTGATCACCTTGAAAGCCAGAAGAGAAATCTTTAAACTTATAGCAATCCCCATTGCGATAGATAAACATGCTTGGAACTTTATCCTTTACATTAAATGCAGATAGCATTTTTATATCCTGACCAATGAGTTTTTCTTTTAAGTTTAGATAATATTCAAATACCCATTCTCTGGGTACATCCTGTAAATCAGATACTAAGTTCTTTGTTGAAATCATAACCAATAAAAATAAAGGGGGGAGGCTCCTGATTTAGTTAGAAATCTCTGTTATACATTAATTTATTACTAACTCCCCCCTATTATCTAGGTAGTAGTTAGTCTAAACTAAAGTCAGAAGATGATTTTGGTTTCAAAAATACATCATCATCATCCCCAAAGGACTTAACTTCTTTAACTTCTAATTTTTTGAGATGCTTGGTTTCATCATAAGGTATAACTACACCGCCTTCAACAGCCCCAAATGCATACTTTTTACCTTCTGCCTTTGGTAACCACATGTCATAGTTAGTATAACCTGATTTACCTTCATACTCTTTACCAGCAACACAGAACTCAAGATATTTACCTCTGAAATCTGCTGTTTTATTGAATGCTTTAACAAAGTCTTCAATTGTTTCATGCTGACCATCTTGTTCAAGGAACCAAGAATCTAATTCCATAGTATGTGCAAGAGTTCTCAAGAAAATCAAAATAGATCTATCTCTTTGAATCTTAACACCAGACTTGGTCTCACCGTCAGCAAATGCATATTGGCTTGCTTTTACTCTACCAATCTGACCCGCATATCTTCCTTTGCTTTCATCATCTTTATCAATCATAAAGCCCTCAAAACCTTCAATAGGTTGAGTCTCTACATGCATCATAAGATGATAAGCACCAGGAATAAACTTGAATTCCTCAAGTTCAATGCTATTAATTTTCAATACATGATTACCTGGAGTAATTGTTTTTGGTAGTCCTGAGCCTGCTGTGCCCAAATCAGTTGTGCTTAATGCCATTTTTCTTTGTTTTTAATAATTAAATAAATACTTTGTCCCAGTGGAACTCAAGTTCTCCTTTTTCATTCATCTCTGTAACTACTATCTCTTCATTTCTTAGATGTTCTGGTCTTGCACCACAAGTAACCTCTTCATTTGTCTTAAAAGACAAAATAGTTTTGTTACCTTTTCTATACATATAGCCAATTGCATCTGCATTAGCACAGATTAGAGACTTAATCTTACCTGTCAAATCTATGTTTGCGGCAAGAACCATCTCTCCCTTATCATCAACTTGTTTGTCTTTAATATGACCAGACAAAATAATGTGGGGAGCTAAAGTATCAATAAAATCTAAAACTTGAAAGAAAGCTTGTCTTAAATATAAATATCCTGCACCATTTGGTAGAGATAATACATTGTCACCATCATAGTTTTTACCCATGCTTGTATTCTTGTAAAGCTTGATAGCCAAAGGCATTACCATATCTTCTAATGCAGTTACAGTATCAATTGTAACATATTTGTATGGATTGCCTGCAGCTTTAATTGCTTTACCTGCATCAAGTAATTCTTGAAGAGTGCTAATTTTTACTTTAAGAGCTTCTACATAATCAGCACCATTCTCTAAATCCAGAATCAAATTGTCTTCTAGACCTGCAAATGATGTTGTTTTACCTGTCTTAGGCTTTGAATAGATAACCAATCTCTTTGGATTAACTCTTTCAGCCTTAACTTTTTTAGTTGGAAGTACTATACTCATTTTATCTTAGTTGCTAGTTTTTGAAATTCTGATGCAATTCTTAGAAGAATATCAGAAGCTGATTCTTCAATATCTAAACTTACATCTTTGAGCTTTGGAATAAACTCATCCTCAAAATCTGGAAATACAGAAAGAGTTACTTGCTCTTTAGGAGCTTCAGCTTTTCTCTTCTCATAAAGATTATAAGTAATCTCAGAACCATCAGGCATAATAACCATTAACTCAGATAATGGAATAGTGTAGGCAAAATAATTTTCACCATTAGAGTTTGTACCTTCTTTTACATCATATTCTTCTGCAAAATAAGGATTGTGTTTGTATCTAAAGAGTGGTCTATCTTCAAAAGCAGATTCAATACCTGTTTCTTTTCCAGAACCATCTCTATTGATATCAATAAACTCAATGAAGATATCTTCTCCTCTCTTTAGTTCACCTTCAAATAACTGCACTTGTCTACCATACTTACCTTTCTGAAAGAAAGCAGTTTTGATAGTAAAGTAGGGATCAGTTACCTGAGCTTTTCGGAATTTGTCCATGTGATGGGCAAAGAATTCCTTTTCTTTTTCTTTTCTACTCATACTTAAATTTTAATTGTTTTACTTGCTTGGGCTGGAGTTGCTATTTCAATAATTCTCATGGAGTGTCTATCAAGCTTGAAGAAGCTAATCCTAGTGGTACCATTTCTAGATTTAAGGAAGTGAAACACAAGAGTGTCTTCATCACTAATTATAAATCTCTCTGGACCATACTGTCTAATCTTTCTGATAGAGGGTTTATTAATACCCAAAACTACATCAGCATGTTGCAATAAAGCATCTGCTCCAAATAAATCAGAATCTAATACATAATTTCCATAGTCACCATCTTTAGATCTATCTGGGTTATCTATGTTCCTATTCAACTGACTTAAGATAAGAAACGCCACAGGATAATGTTTTTTCATATATGTCATGGCTTCACCAAGAGCATATAATACTTCAAACTTATCCTTCTGACCTTTACCTACTTTAAATAAAGCTGAGTGGTCAATAGTAACCAGAGTATTTGTGTAGTTACCTGCTTCATCTTTGTGAGCTTCCATATAATAATGTATAGTTGCACACATCTCATCTACAGTACAAGGATCATATACTACATCAATGACATCATGTCTTGCACTATCTTCATAGTATTGGACGCATCTTAAGTATAGATCTTTATCTACTGGTTCTCCTTTGGACATTAGTGTATTGTAATCAGAACCTGTATTCAGACTCAGCTTTCTGATACCATTGGTCTCATCAAGCATCTCAAACTGGAACTTAAGTACTCTAAATTTATGGTCTTGGTTCTCTTCAATAATATCAGAGATTAACTGTTCCATAAATAAAGTTTTACCTGTACCAGGTCTAGCACCTACAACGGTGATAGTTCTCCATTCCAATCCATCACAGAAGGCATCATTAAATTTGGGCCATGAACTTTTAAGTGACTTTAGCTCACCAGATCTTCTAGCCTTCATCTTAAGAAGGGCTTTTCTAAGAGCGTCTCTTTCACTCACAGGCTTCAGAGCCCGGGCATCGTTAAATAAATCTGCCATACATTTGGATT